TTTCATCAAACTGATGAGTTACATCTCAGAATACCAGGAACGATATGGAGAAAAAACAATTATTAGAGGATAGATTTATGACCGCTGCGAAATTTTCGCAGGAAGTGGAAAAGATTGCTCTCAACAATCCAGATATGAATTATATTGATTCGGTTATCCACTACTGTGAAACAAATGAAATTGAACTAGATAGTGTAGGTAAGTTGATTAGCAAACCTCTAAAGGAAAAACTCCGTCATGAGGCACAGCAACTTAACTTCATCAAGAAAACAAGTCGTGCCAAGTTGATGTTAGTATGAGCTTCTTTCAATCTGAATTAGTCCGTGGTGATATTCAAGAGATGGTAGATCTTCAGCAGTTTTGCTTTAGATCTGCCATGAACTTTGTTCTTCTTGATCACGAAAGGAAACTGGAATACTTTGATGCTCTTGAAAGACTAGTAGAGAAGCAGAAAGTATTTTACTATCGCATCAAACTTAGTGATGATCCTGAAGCAAAATCTGTTTGTGAAACGATGAAGCAGGGTATTATTATGCTAGGTGCGACACCTGGAACTCCAATTGAAACTATGTTTGATGAACTTTTGGAAAGAGTTCGCTTCATGAAATCCAAATTGGAAAGTGGCACAGGGGATTGACACCCGACCCTGTGCCCTGGTATTATGAGTAAGTGATTGGGCGTCACAAAGACCAAATCTAAACAAATCCGAGGTAATCCTATGTCCTTTGCTGATCTTAAGCGTAAATCCCAGAACAACTTTGAGTTCCTCCAGAAGGAACTTGAGAAGTCTGCCAGTGGTAAGAACGTTGATGAACGTTTCTGGAAACCAGAAGTTGATGCTGCTGGTAATGGTTACGCTGTTATCCGCTTCCTGCCCGCTCCTGAAGGGGAGACTGTTCCCTGGGCGAAAGTCTATTCCCATGCCTTCCAAGGTCCTGGTGGATGGTACATTGAAAACAGTCTGACTACTCTCAACGAGAAAGATCCAGTTGGTGAGATCAACCGCCGCCTGTGGAACAGCGGTAGTGATGAAGATAAAGAGACTGCCCGTAAGCAGAAGCGTAAGCTCTCTTACTACAGCAACATCTACGTCGTGAAAGATCCTAAGAACCCTGAGAACGAGGGTCGTGTGTTCCTGTACAAGTACGGCAAGAAGATCCATGATAAGATCCTTGCTGCGATGCAACCTGAGTTTCAAGATGAAACCCCTGTGAATGTGTTTGATCTTTGGGAAGGTGCTAACTTCAAACTGAAGATCAAGAAGGTTGCTGGTTACTGGAACTACGACAGTTCTGAGTTCGATAGTGTCTCTGCTCTGTCTGCTGATGACACCGTGCTTGAGAAAGTCTGGAAGAGTGAATACTCTCTCGCAGCTTTCACTTCTGCTGATAGCTTCAAGTCCTACGAAGAACTGGAAGCGCGACTGAACCTTGTGCTTGGTGTTACTTCCCGTCCTGCTCGTCCTTCCTACAGTGAAGATGAGGAAGACTTTGAACCCGTGGCAGAAGAACCCGCCCTGCCTTCATTCCGTTCTCGTGTTGCCGCTGCTCCTAGTCCTGTGAAGGAAGAAGCAGTTGTTGATGACGACGATGCTCTCAGTTACTTCGCTCGTCTTGCTGAGGAAGACTAAACTCCTACCCTCTTAAGTTGTTGGGAGATATAATCTCCCGATGACTTATACAAATTCTTATTACGGAATTCATCAACAAAAGATTGGAAGTATCTTGCTTTAAGTAGATAGATCTCTCTCTTCTTTTCATTTTCGGTAGTGTAGTAATCCATAACTGTAACAGGTTTGGAAACTACATTACCGCTTTTTGTTGTATATGTACTACCATTCCAATACTTGAATGTACTGTTGTAGAATGTTTGATCCACAACAAGACCACCTTGAAGTGCTATGACTGGTTCTGTTTCACCAAAGTCTGTTGTTACTGTATATCCAGCTGGAACTTCTACCGTTTCATAATGATGAATAGTTCCATACGGATCATCGTACTCACTTTCTACAGTTTTCTGCAACTCGTAGTTAGTAAGTGGCCAGTCATGTAATGGGTTGATGATATTGTTTGTAATTAATACCACCCAATCATAGAATGGATCTCCATATGCTCTTTGTGCTATAGTATATGGTCTCTCCCCATCTTCGATTGAATACTTATTGAAGAAGACAGCATAAGAAAATACATCTTGATTGACTTGATATCTTCTAAAGAAATTTTTTGCTACAACATAATCAGATTCCGAGAAAGGATAACTGATTGGTTTTTCATCGTATTCGATGTTTGGAACTAGAGAAAAGTACATGTCAGTATCCTACTCCAATATCTTCTGAGTAAATTAGTTTTGTTTCTGTAAGGCTGATACTAATTTCTGCGGCTGCTGGGTAACCATTTACATGTGCCGCATAAACTCCGTCTGCTGTGTAATTAACATCAAAATCCGTAATCGTACATGCTTTCAATTTTGGTAAAAATGGATGTGGTCCATTACCACACATAAAGAATGGTTGAATTAATTTTGGATTTTTGATGAAACCAATGCTTTGATCTTTCGCTTTCTCTGCTGCTGTAAATGCTCCAGATTTGCCGCTAGCGATATCACCAGCAAAAGATGGTAGCATTGCTCTTTTAAAAGTTTCTATTATTCCACCCTTTCCAAAGATTATTCCTGCTTCTGTTGAATTGTATGGAACTAATTTATATGTAAATGTAAAGGTTCTTAGATCATGACCGCCAAATATTAATTCTGCATTTGGATTTAATATTTGACCACCAACAGATGAAAAAATATCGTTTGCAACAACACTATCACCAGTTATACCTCCAATAATTGCACTAATTGTAGCTGCGCCTACTTGGGCAGGGAGTCGTTTAGCAGCATCTCCTCCTGTCGTACCAAAATTATTAAATGCTGCTCCAATATCTCCAGTTGTTATATTTCCAGCACCAGCAAGAATTCCAGCAGCAATATTTCCAAATTTTTTGCCATCCCAGTTTGCTTTATACGAAACACTCACCCCTTCTGGCATGTATAAAATGATTTGATTATAACCAGATGCTCTTTCTTTTAACTCTGTAGTAGAACTAGCACTATAAGCACGTAAAGTTATATTTGCATTTTTGTTTTTAAACGGTGGCACATAATCATAAAAGTCAAAGATCATATAATCACTACCACCAACTCCAATATCTTTTGGATATCTTAAACTTGTTGATAATGGTTCTGTTGTAGTTGGTGTAGCAGGAGTTCCATCTGGTTTTGGTGCAGCAGCTCCTGTTGGCGGTATAGCTGGCGTTACACCAGCAGCATTCTGAGCATCAGCAATACCTTGAGGAGTAGTACTACCACGTTCCCGAGTTGCTTGCGCTTGTTGTTGTGGAGTCAAACTATTAAAATAGTCTCGATCCGTCCATGCTCTTTGTATTTGCTCTGGTGTCAGTCTTGCTGCCATTTATTTTGCCATCGTTATATCGGATGATTTACCATAACCTTTAATAATTCTACGAGCTTTAACTTTGTCATAGAATTTTTCATTTGTTTCCGCCCAAACTAATTCATGATCGTATGGAAACTTATGACCTTGAACGTCTTTTACAAACTCTTCTACTGGTAACAGGATTGCGGTATCCCATTCAACTGAAGCTAAGTCCAAGAACATTCCTTCAACATGTGCGTTTATATATTTATGGATGCATACCTTAGGTATATCAATCATTCCTTTCATCAACTTTTGCACTACAAGTATTCTTTTCTTTGGAGAAAGGTAGTGTAGATTTGCACCATAGAAATGATCATTACCAGAAGTCTTTAGCACATAGACTAGAGGATTCATATCATAGTATGGCAACCATTTCATCTTTGCTTTGTATTCAAACATATAAAGATGCCCTGCTTTTACATAATGTCGTAGAGCATTTTCATCTTTTTCTTCTGTCTTTCCTACGTTGTCTCTCTTTTCATCTCTAGAGAATCTTGATGGATCTTTTCTATACTTACTTGCTTCGCTTTTTACAGCGGAGCGATACCAAGATAGAGATTGTTTTTTTCCTCCAGTCTTTGCTGTTATACGTTCGAACAGAGTTTTATATCCTGGACTTTTATTAACTGAATTTCTTTGTATGTCTGCGAAACCTTCTGGCATGGTTATACTCCTAAATGGTCTTCGGTGAGTATCAAGAAGTTCATCTGTCTATCTTCACAATACTCACGAGCAGCGGACCATTTAGCTTGGTTCTTTGCGAATGTTAAAACTGCATCACGATAGGCAGTAGTACGTTTATTTTTTTCATTCGGGGGTTGAGTTTGTCTTTTGGGTTTGATCTCAATAATATACTTGGATATTTTCCCATCCTTTTCACGAACCTTGATGTAGAAATCTGGATAGTATCGTCTCACTTTTCCATCGGGAGCACGATAAGGAATGATTACCTCTTCGCTCCCCCACTCTATTATTGAGGGGTTGTTATCACAGAACACCATGAACTTTCGTTCCCATAGCGACCTATAGATAACACGAGTTGGGTTGCCACGATACTTACTAGGATTTACAGGTTTGTATAACCCAGAGTATGCCATAAATATAGTTGTACCAACATAGGTATTTAGTGTGGCAGCAGCAAGAAGTATTGACATATTTTTACAGACCATAGCTGGTGCTGGAGGTATGTCCTTCAGTAACAACTGGGATATAGAGTTTAGATTTCCCGCTGCATCTGGAGATGGAATAAAAAATCTTCTTTCTGCATACACCATGAAAGGACAGAAAGATGAGCAAATTATTAGATTACTTTGTGATGAGGCACAACTTCCCAATGTAAGTACTGCTACTGGAACAATAAATGGTAGATATCTTGGTTCTGGTGCTGTAAATTATGCTCACACACGAGTGTATAGTGATTTTCAATTAGGATGGATGTGCGATGCTGACATGACACCCCTCAAATTTTTAACGACATGGAATGATTTTATCTTTGGAGTAACTCCAGTTAAACTTGGAAATGAAAGGTATGAACTGACAAAGATGAAAGGAAAAATTCCACAGGGAGATATTGGGAAGAATAGATCTGTTAGAGTAAGATATCCAGATGAATATATGCTTGATATTTTGATTACTAAAACAGAGATTTCTCCTAATGCTGCTAATGGAAGACCACCTATTGCATACTATATTGAACAAGCATATCCATATGCAATTGATGCCGTACCACTTCAGTACGGAGCATCACAAATTACAAAGGTAACAGCATCGTTCTACTATGCACGTCATCATACATACTTTATTAACACAAAGAACGAACCATCTGCATCTGTAAGAAGATCAGAGGGGCAAGGATCTGGTGTTGGTACACAATCATCCGCTGCTACTCAAGCAGAACTTGATGCTGCATCGACATAGCAAATTCAGATCTTGTTTAACAAAGATCTGGAAAAAATTTTCCGCCAAAAAATCGCTTAAAAAAGTCGCACTAAATAATTATACTGATCCGAGGTTATTATCATGGCTTTGCCAAAGTTAGAACATCCAACGTATGAACTTGAAGTACCTTCTACTGGAAAGAAGATCAAGTATCGTCCGTTTGTAGTTAAGGAAGAAAAGGTATTACTCTTAGCACTACAGAGTGATGATTCAGAAACTATTCAGAATGCTGTACGTGATCTTCTTACTGCATGTATTCAAACTCGTGGTGTAAAAATTGATGATCTTGCCACTTTTGATTTAGAATATATCTTTCTCAAAATTCGCGCAGCATCTGTTGGTGAAATGATTGAGATGCAGGTAACATGTCTAGATGATGGTGAGACAAGAGTTACGACACAAATTAATCTACATGATGTAAAAGTTGTCAAGCCAGAAGGACATACCAATAAAATTATGCTAGATGATAATGTTGGTATTATCATGAAGTATCCTGGTTTCAATAGATTTGTTGAAGGATCTATTGTAGAGAAAGAAGTTACAACAGATGATGTATTTGAGATTCTTGCTGATAGTATCGATCAAATGTTTGACGAAGATTCTGTTTATGACGAATCAACGACGACAAGAAAAGAAAAGATTGAGTTTGTTGAGAAATTTACCAACGAACAGTTCGAAAAGGTACAGAAGTTCTTTGATACAGCACCAAAACTTCAGCATACATTTAGTGTAGTGAATCCAAAGACTGGCGAGAAGTCTGAATACACAATCGAGGGTCTTCAAAGTTTTTTCGGGTAGCACTCTTCCACAATACTCTGGAAGGGTATTATAAAACTAACTTTGCTTTGATCCAGCACCATAAATATAGCTTGACAGAGATTGAAAATCTATATCCATGGGAGAGGCAGGTATATGTTTCTCTGCTATTGCAATATCTCGATAACCTCAAACAAGAGCAAGAGAAGCAGAAGAAGTAATGGCAGTTTCATCAGGAACAGCTGGTCTTAGTGATACTAGGGGCGACAAAAATGTTGTTGCTCAGATTGCCAAGCTCTCTTGGGATAAGATAAAATCTGCCGAAAACATGGCAGGTACAGAAAAAAAGTACGCAAGAAATAAATTAAAAGTTGGTCAAGAAGGAGGACTAACACAAGAAGAATTCTCACAGAGATTTGGTAGAGGATCTTTCTTTAGAAAGGCATTAGGTAGTCAGTTTGGTGGCGATAAGATTGCTAGAAATCGTGGAAGAGTAGAAAGTTTTTTCGATAAAGATGTTCCTGGTGGTAGAGATGCCACAAAATCTAGACAAGGAAGATATCGAGAAGGATTTGATTATTCTTTACCAGAAGTAGAAGCAAAAGATTCTATGGTTGGTAGAAAACCAAAGACCGAAAAGAATAAGGAAGAGGGTGAGAAAAAATCATCAAGATCTAGTCGTGCTGCCATCAACGAAGCGATGGCATCTGCTCTTGCTGGGATAGAGATACAACTAACAAGATTATCTGAGAAATTTACAAATACAACATCAGTTCCAGAAGGTTTAATTGAGATCATTAATAAGCAGAGTCAAGTTGTTACCTCTGGGTTTGATGGTCTCAGTAAGGCACTCTATACATTATTGGGATCTATACAAAAACAAACTGCTACTATGGTTCGTTTGGACCAAGAGCAGAAGAATTTAGATGCAAAAAATATTGATAGACAGCAGGCATTAGATGAAGAGGCGCTGCTTGAGGGTCAAGATGGTGGCGCGGGTAACGCATCAGTAAAAGAGTTTGGGAAAATTGGTAAAGGTGGATCGGAAGGTGGATTTTTTGGTAAAATGTTTGGTGCCTCTGCCTTGGCACAGAAAATTGCAAGACGTGGCGCTGGTAGAGCAGCCAAGAGAGCAGCAATTTCCATGGGTGGTAAGGGTGCTGCCAAATTTATAACCAAAGGTGCTGGAAAGGCATTTGCTAAAGCTGGTTTGAAGAGTGGTCTTAAGAAGATACCTCTGCTGGGTCTTGGTGTAGGTGCCCTGTTTGCTGCTCAGAGAGCGATGAAGGGTGATTATATTGGTGCTGGTCTGGAACTGACCTCTGGTGCTGCTAGCATGGTTCCTGGTGCAGGAACAGCAGCATCGTTGGGTGTTGATGGTATCATCGCAGCGAGAGATGGTGGAGCAATCCCATTTGCTAAGGGTGGTATGGTTACTAAACCAACCTTAGGTGTTGTTGGTGAAGGAAAGGATCCTGAGTTGATTACACCATGGAATAAGAAAACATTTGACATGATGAATAAGGCACGACTTGATGCTATTCAAAGGAATAAAAATAAGTTTGCTGATGTTCAAGCAGAAGGACTTAAAGAATACTATGAGAACAGAGGTGGTTGGCAGAAGTTTGGAGAAACACTAATCACTTTGCTGAAAGGTGCTGGTGGTATTTTTGACCCAGATTATACACCACCAGGCGGTCCTCCAGGAAATGGGGAATTAGATGCTGCTTCTGTAGAAGCAGACACCGCAAAAGAAAAAGCATTTATTGCTACAGTCAGAGAAGTTGAAGGAACTGCTGGAGAAGATGGTTATACTAAAGTATATGGTGGAAATGTTATTCCTCAACTAACGCAAATGACTCTTGGTGAAGTGAAGGAAAGTATGTTGTCTGGCAATCTTCCACAGAGATTTGGTGGTGGATCTATGGGATATAAATCTGGATCCAGAGCAACTGGAGCACCACAGTTAATGCCAGATACATTACAAGGATTGTTAGACAGGGGAACATTTAAGAGTACTGATATTTTCAATGCAAAGACTCAAAATTCAATCTTACTGCATCTAGCCAGAGCTGGTGGAGTTGATATAGAAAATATTACAGAGTCTCAATTGATTAAGGCAAATAATATATGGTCTGGTCTGGGACCAAGATATAATCAAACTTCACGAACTATAAAACAGTCTATGCAGATTTATCAACAAAATCTTGCAGAAGCAAATGCACAAACACCACCTCCACCACCAAACAAACCAACTGGACCAGACTGGTTGAAAGGGATTGGTGATAACTTTGGAGTTCCTCTAGGAGGAAGCTTCTCATTTGGTCCAGAAAACAAATACAAAGCTGTACGTGAACGAGATGGATGGAAATTATATGATACAACAAAAGCGTACCTTCCTGGTAATCAAGATATATCTACAACCAATAATGCTAATATTGGATTAAAAGATATGTTCATAGAAAAAGGTAGATCTCTTACACAACCTGCTGGAGATGATAGACAAGCAACTGCTTTATCGAGTAAGTCTCAAGAGGTTGCCCTGGCAAAAACAACAAGTGGAGCAAATGTTCAGGTGTCGCTAATTAATAATGGTGGAGGTTCTAGCGCGGCAGTTCCCAAACATGATTCTTCTAGGGTTGGTATTTCTAGAAGGGATCTCTCACCAATATTCACTGAGGTTGCAGTAGGATGAGACTACCAGAACCACCAGAAGGAATACTAGATCCACAAATTCCGTGGTCTTATGTTAGACCACAATCTCCTTTGTGGAATACTTTAAAGGCTCGTCTTACTGGAAGACCTACAAATGGTGAGCACTATTCTTCGTATGTAAATTTAACTGGGGCAGATGCTGATAGATTGATTGAAAATTTAAAGAAAGATCCTCGTGGATATCCTTCTTTAGATCAGAGTAGTGGTACTCCAATACAGTGGATGGAGAGGCAGCAGAAATATCAAGAGTGGTTAGTAGAAGAGTATCTTGAGAAACCATTCCAAGAACAGATTGATCAAAAAATAGAAGATCGTCAAGCGGCACAGAGAATTGCAGATAGACTGAACGGAAAGAAAGTAGAGAAAGAAGTAGAGCAGGCAGTAGAACTGACGACGGATATTATTGAAGACCCATGGGGAGAAGGAACTGTACCAGAAAAGCAACCTATTGTCGTACCAAAAACTAATCTACTTCCTCCAGCAAAGGAACCAGAAGAAGAACAAAAACCAGAAACAAAAAAGAAGAAAAGATCTAGTCTCATGAAGTCTATGATGAAGACTTTTGTGAGAATGGAAAGTCATCTTCAAAAACTTATAGAACTATCTGAAGTATCTGATACTAATATTGCTGCCGTATCAGATGCATTTAGAATACAAAGTGATACACTCACAAAAGGATTCCAAGATACGACTGTATTAATTACAAAAGTTACACAGGCAGTTGATCTACAGACATCTGCCATGGCAAGAATTGCCACAAACAAAAAGCAATTAGACCAGAAAAGATTGGATGCTCAAGAATCTCTCAACGAAGAGATTAGCATGGAGCAACAAAAATCATCATCTGGAACTAGTCGAATAAAAGATAATGATAAGGGACCAGGATCAGATGGTGGAGGAATTGGCGGATCAATTTCTAAAGTTCTTGGTGGCGCTGTAATTGGTAAGTTCCTTGCTGGCAGAGGATTAAAACTGGCTCAAGGTGCTGGTGGTAAGATAGCATCTAAGCTTACTGGTAAAGCATTAGAAAAAACTGTTGGAAAAGAAGTTGCAGAAACAGTAGTAAAGAATGCTGGAAAAGAAGCAGCGGAAGCTGGACTTGAGAAAGGTGCTGCTAAGTTCTTAGGTAAAAAGATACCACTAGTTGGTTTAGGTTTAGGAACATTCTTTGCTTTGGAAAGAGCAGCAAAGGGAGATTTTCTTGGTGCTGGTTTAGAGTTAGCATCTGGTGCTGCTAGTACTATTCCTGGGTTAGGAACTGCTGGATCTGTTGCTATTGATGCGGCACTTATTGCTAGAGATAGTGGAGCAGTACCTTTTGCCGAAGGTGGATTGACTAGAAGATCTACGTTTTCAAATAAGAGACCAGGAGTAACAGATCTATCTCCAGATCTATTCAAAAAGATGTATCAGTATGAATTAGATTATGAAGCAAAGAACAAGGTGAAGTTTGGTAGATTATATGCAGAGGGATATGAAAAATACTTTGCTAAACCATCTCTTCCTGGTATCTTGCAGAATCTATTGACAAATGTTATTGATTTCTTTAAAAATATTGCAGATAATGTTGGAAACTTTTTGAGAAATAATCCAGTATCCAGAGCATTACGACAACTACAGGGTGGAGGGTATGAATATACAGATCCTGATACTGGTATAACACTCACAAAAACTGAAGACTATGGATATGCACCTTCCAGAGGTAGAAATCATGGGGGAACAGATATCGCCGCAAATTCTGGAACACCTCTTAGAGCAATTAGTGATGGTGAAATTGTAGATTCGGATTCATTAAACGGAGGTTGGGGAAACTTTTTGGTATTCAAAGATAACCAAAATATCCACCATTTATATGGTCATATGCTCGGTGGATATAAGCGTGGTGGTCCAGTAAAGAAGGGAGATATTATTGGTAAGGTTGGTAGCACTGGTGATTCATCTGGACCACATTTACACTGGGAAACTGGAACTGGTTGGAACGGTGGAGTAATAACTGGAAAATTTGATCCTCTAAGTAAATTTAAAATGGAGCAACCATTCTTTACTAAGAGAGAAGAGAAAAAAGAAGATAAACCAAAAGCAACACCACCAAAAGCACAAACTTCTTTGATGTCAAAAGTTGGAGAAACAATTGAAAAAGTAAATGAAGTGGTTAGAGATCCCGTTGGGTCTGCTATTCGTGGTGTTCAAGATATGTTGAAAGGACCAGTTGAAGAATTGAGTGGAGATGGTATTGATAATGGTGCCACAATTACCAGAGATGGACCAAAAGGACCGCCACCAAAACCAGATCAAACACCAAAACGTAGAGCTGGTGGGGGACCAGTAATAGCAAAGACTCCTTATATGGTAGGAGAAGAAGGACCAGAACTTTTTGTTCCAAAAGAAAATGGAACTATTGTACCAAACAATCAAGTAGCAGGATTATTTGGTATGTTTGGTGGTGGAAGTAAAGGAGCATCTCCTCTTAATAATCCCTATGCTAGAGAACTTGAACTAGAAAGAATCAAAAAACAAATGAATCTACCAGCAGGAAAAGGATTTACTGGTAAGTATGATCAGTTTGGTAACCCTACTGGATACGGAGCAAATGCTGGACAGACAGAAAAACTGATAGCGATGGCACCATTAGAAGAACAGATGGCAACAAGTGTTCAGATTATACGTGTAAATAATACTAATACAGTTCCAGTTCCTATGCCTTCAGATTCGTCTGACGAGGCACAACCAGTAGGAAATATATTTAAAGATCTGCATCTAGCATCCATATCATAATGGCAAAAGAACAACAACAATCAAGATCATTTTCATTAAAAAAGTGTGTCATCTATTCTGCAGATGGCAAGAAGAACTTTGATATCAAGGCGTTGGTTGGTGTATTTAACTACAACGAGAGTATCATGTCACCATTTATTGCTGGCAGTATCGTTGTAGCAGATAGTGGTGGATTGTATAATGACTTACCAATTCAAGGATTTGAAAAAGTAGAGATAGAAATACAAGATGTATTACAAAAAGGTCCCACAAAATATACATTATATGTTTGGAAAGTTTCCAATAGAATCGTACAAGATAAGAAGCAAATCTATACTCTTGGATTGATTTCAAGAGAAGCATTAATTAATGAAGGTGTAAGAGTTCAAACACCATTATCTGGAAAGGCAGAAGCAATTATCGATAAGTTATTACATACAGAATTGAAATCAGAGAAGAAACTTTACTCACAAAATTCGCAGTTTGATTTCAAGATGCTTCCCAATAGGAGAAGACCATTTGATATTGCATGTTCGTTTAGACCAAAGACTGTTCCAAAGGAAGAGAAGAAATCTACTGCTGGAAGCACAAGTTTGCAAACCACTAGTGAAAGTTTAAAGGGTACTGCAGGATATTTTTTCTGGGAAAATTTGAGAGGATATAATTTCTTCTCTGTCGATGCATTATGTGCCGAAGTTGGGGAGAAAGCAGCAGCAGGAAATATCTTACCACCATGGGGTCCTTACATAGATTTCCCAGCAAATACTGATGCATCTGATCCAGTATTTACTATCCTCAGCTCACAATTTACTGCTGAGTTGGACTTACTTACCAACTTAAGAGAAGGAAAGTACGCAAGTCTCATGGTATTCTTTAATCCAACTACTGGTCAGTATGAAGAGTATCCATATAATATGAGTGAAACATATAAGTCTCGTGAAGGTTTAGGAAGTCAGGAGACTGCTAGTTATACAGAGAAAGAGATGGGTAAGTATCCAACTCGCATTATGTCTATGTTATTGGATCATGAAACATGGCAGAATAATATCGAACCAGGAACACCATACGAATCTTCATCTAATCCATCTAGATATGCTGATTGGCAGAAGCATTTCATGGCACAATCATTAACAAGATTCTCTACTCTTAAGAATCAAAAGGGTGTGATTGTAATACCAGGAAATGCTCAGATATGTGCTGGAGATAAAATTGATATCAGGTTGAGAAACAAAGTGTCTGACGTTGAAGGAACTAAAAAACCATATGATGAAGAGACGAGTGGTGTCTATCTAATAGAAGAAGTGACACATGAATACAGTCAGGTAAAAGGCGATGGTGGTGGTAAATTTACTACAACACTTCGTCTTATGCGAGACAGTTATGGTATGAAGAACAAACCATCAGCACATGGAACTAAATAATGTATATGGAGGTAACTAAACATGGAAAGTATTGACAAGCATATTGAAACTGATAAGAAAATTCTTGATGACCCACAGACATCTCCACAAGCTCGTAGGCATACTCAAGAAGAACTTGCTGCGCTAGAAGCGTACAAAGCAAATCATCCTGGAGAGGATCATGATCCTTCAGCACTTGAGTTATTCTGTGATAGTAATCCAGGTGCTTTGGAATGTAGAGTTTATGATGATTGATTGTTATGGATGAAGTATTATCGCAACTCATGCCAGTCTATAGGATTGGATCTGATGGTTTCCAGTGGTGGATCGGTCAGATCGAGGATACTTCGCAGTTCAAAGAAAACACAAAGGGTTATTTTAGATACAAGGTTCGTATTGTTGGAACCCATGTAAGATCTTGTGAGGTTACAAAGGTAGAAGACTTGCCATGGGCGCAGGTTATGATGCCTGTAACTTCTCCCATGGGACCCAGAAATGGTGGAGATCCTCAATTAGAACCTGGGCAGTGGGTGCTAGGTTTTTACTTGGATAATGATAGGCAAAAACCTATCATCATGGGACAACTTCCACAAACTCCTGGATCAACATCATCAATTGCAGATTACAAACCAGGGGAGTGTAACGCATTTTCAAATTACAAAGATCCATTAATCAATCCTAATATTGATGGTGGGAGTCCAGTGGAGAGGGGATCTCTTGGTAAGACAAAAACAACAGCAACTAGCGATGGTAAGGGAAAGACGGAATCAAAAGAAGATGACAGTGATAATCCACCAAAACCACAACCAACTGCGAGACAAATAGAAGCTGCAAATAGAGTAAATTTTTGTGCAGAACCACCTGATACATGTGATAAAAGAGCAACAACGTTTGGTGAAAAGTTAGAGAATGTTGTCGCAGAAATGCTTGCTGCCATTCAAAGTAATGGTGGTCAGTTGGGAGATTTTCTAGTCAATAAAGCGACTGGAGAATTATATGGTGTTATTGATGATGCCAGATCTTATATCTCAAGAGCAATTGCTTTGCTAAATGACTTCATTGCAGAATGCAAAGGATGGGTAATAGATAAATTAGAAGCTGGTGTTAAAGATCTTATCAATGACACACTTGGATTGAACAAAGAAGGTAGCGTACTTAATGAAGTTACGAAGTGGTTCAATGGTTACTTGATTGAAGTTGGTTGTTCCATGGAAGATCTTGGGGAGAGGTTAGCAGATTGGCTAACCGATCTTCTCATGGGATACATCACTGATGTCTATAGAATGGTTGCATGTCAGGTCGATAAGTTAGTTCAAGGAGTCCTAAATGAAATCACAAAGGCACTCGAAGACTTGCTTGGAGAAATTCTTGGACCACTACAAGAAATCCTTGGTGCTATTGCCGAACCACTAAACATTATTGGTGAGGTATTATCCAAAGCAATGCAAATCCTCGGCATTACATGTACAGGTCCAAATCTTATCTGTGAAAACTGGAGAAAGATATGCACAGATGGATCTACAGATAAAGATAAAAACAAAGAGGAAGAGGACAAACAAAACTTCCTGGATAAATTACTTAACGATATTGATAAAGGAATTGACGATCTATTTCCAGTTACAAATCCAGATTATACAATCTATACATGTAATGAAGCATACGATGGAAATTCTCTAACCACCACTGGAGTTGGATTTACTGGTGGTGTTTTCAAGCCAGGCGGTGGAACTGGCACATCAGTAACAACAAAAGAAAAAATAGTTTATACAATCGATGATATAACAGTTACTGAAGGAGAGATTGCAAAATTTACAGTGTCTAGATCTGGGACAATATCTCTTCCTTCCTCTATATTATTTGAAACCGCAAACGGAACAGCAGATGATGATTCTGATTACATAAAGAACAATGGAATTGTAGGATTCTCAGCAAACGAAAGTCAAAAAACTATCAGCATCCAAACATTGTTTGATAGCACAAAAGAGAATGATGAGGATTTTTATATCATATTGGAGAATAATACTCCAATCAGTGGAACTGCTATTCTTTTTACTAAGAAAAAGGCACGATGCGTAATCAAGAAAAAGCAATCATCACCAGATAATATCGATGGCGATCAACCAAAACCTTTTATTCCAGAAAAAGTTAATCCAGATAAAATACTAGAAAAAGTTTTGCCAGACGATAACAATAACACTACAAATTCTGGAGATGGTACTGATGCCACTGGTAAATTACTTGAAAAATATAAAGTAACAGCAAATAAATCAACAGTTGAAGAAGGAGATTTTGTGGTTTATACAATTACAACATCAAACGTTCCTTCTGGAACTATAGTTTATTATACTTTAACTGGAAATAGCATAACTCAATCCGATATTATAGGCGGGTCATTAAGTGGATATACTTTTATAGAAAATAATGCAGCTCAAGTAACAATAGGAATAGAAGAGGATACAACAATTGAATTGGATGAAGTTATGAGATTTTCTATTGATGGAAAAGGAGCATACACTGATGTGAGAATCGTCACTGATAAAACTATAGATGAATTAGAAGATGGTATTGGAGAAGGTGGAATAGAAACTGTATATACTCCTCCAACAGAACCATCAGTAGATTCAGAAGATATTATCACGGATGACAATGGTGGAATCATTTCAATTCCAGTAACAAATCCTGGTTCTCCATATGTTGAACCACCATATGTTTTCATAAGTGGAACTGGAAAAGGAGCAGCTGCTCGTGCTTTATTAGATGAAAATGGATTTGTGACAGAAATCAGAATAACAAAATCTGGATTTGGTTACAAGAAAAATTTACCATCCAGTAAGGGAGTTAGGTGTATCATGGATACTATGACTCTGATTAGACCTGGAGTTGGATATACAACAACACCAACAATTTATGTGGATGGTAGAACCGATGTTGCTGAAGCAATTATTAATGAAAAAGGTTTTGTAATTGGAGCAAGAATACTTGATAGAGAAACAACATTTTCTACATACCCAGAGATTTTTGTAATTGGAGGTGGAGGTTTTGGTGCAAAATTAATTCCTTCATTTAGATGTTTAGATACCGATACACTCGTGAGAGTTGGATCTACCAAGATTGGTACTGGTCGTTACGTTGATTGTCCATAGGAGGTATAGATTATGTCACACACAGATTTACATGCAAAGACAGAGGCAAGGGCAGCAAGAAAATCAACCTACGACAAAATTAGTGAGGAAGGACCAGCCCAACCATTAAAACCAGACGAGAGTGAAGATCAAAAACTTGGTATAAAAATCAAAACTCTATTGAAAGGTGACAACTGTGAATTGAGTGTTAGATCTTATATCGGTGCGAGTGGAAGATTTGAACCAGATGCTTTAGTTATCTTTGGACCAACTGATTCCATGGTAACTTTAAGTGCTGATGGATGCCTTGCTCTGAACACTGGAATGAGAACCAAAGAACGTGGTGCTTCGAGTGGAAGATTGAATATCAATGCAAACGGAGGTATCCATAACTATCTTTATCCTCTTACTATCAATTATAACTCATCTGGAGAAAAAGAACCAAATTATGCAATTGGAATCAAATCAAACGGAGATTATAAAGAAGAAACATTAGGTGAAAGGCATATCAGAGCAACAAAATTGTATATTGATGCATCAGATATTATCATTAAAGCAAATGCATCTATCCATATTCAAGCAGGTGCTGCTGGAAAAAGTGGATCAATTAAAATGACTGCTGGCAGATTTGAACAAGATTATATTAACGAAGATAAAATTTTATTTGGACAAAAAACACAAATAGGAGCTGGCGAAGATACTTCAATAACATATGATCCTAGAGCAACTACAACACTAACTAGTTCTGGAACACTACAGCATAGAATTACTGGCGACTATAAAATTATTGTTGCTGGTGTCATGGCAACTAGTGTGTATGGTGCTTCCCCAACTGGATTAACTGGAGTTCCTTTAATTAGTGATAGAACACATGGGTATTCATTAGATGTTCTCTTAGGTAAAACGAGAATATTGAGTAGAGTTGGATCTATTGATATTAGTTCCCTTGGTTTGGGAGCAAATGATAAATTTGATCCAAAGGCATTATTAGAACTTCCTGCTGGAGCAGTAAATATTTCTGCTTTAACTTCTGTTGGTATTTCTGGAAAAACTGGTGGTGTTTCGATTTCTGCTGGAGCTGCTCTAAGTGCGACAATACCTGCTGGACTTACAATGACATCAACTGGAGTTTTAAATGCAACTGCAACTGGCGTGTTCAGTGCAACTACTGCTGGTGCCATGAATTTGATTTCTGTTGGTCAAATGTTGGTAAAAGCAACTGGTAACGTAAAAATACAAGGTGCATTGATTTACCTAAACTGAAAATCAAGTTTTGTTTCTATAAAAGTCGAAAAAATTTTTCCGCCAAAAAATTGCCCGAAAAGTCGCAATAAATAAACCTAGTCGTGAAAGGATTTTTATGCTTTCTACCCAATATCGTCTTCGTCTAGAAGCGATCTGTGAAAAAATTATAGCACAAGAAGATGTTAGTTTGGAAGATATGATATGGGCAGAAAAGTTAGCAAAATCCAATAGATCAGCAGCAACAATTCTCCGCCAGGCAAGGAGAACTGCAGCAAATCCCGACATGAAGGAGGGAGATATGGACGATTTTTTAAACCAACTTGACATTGGTGGAATTGGTCACGAAGCAAAAGGTATTGCCCGTTTCAATTCTGTTGATGAAATTGTTGATTTCTTCACAGATGGAAGAGACAAACCAGAAGACTGGCGCCAAAGGGATTGACAGAACCTCAGAAAACGAGTAGGATAACTCTGTTCAAGGTTCAGAAAAGTAATGGCTTTAGGAAAACAAGTTGAAGAAAGTTTGCAGGAAGCTGCAGCTGCCCTTCGTAATGCTCTAGCATACGCTGCTAGGCAAGAACGCCCAATTGTATGCAAGCAAATCGCTAATATGATTAGTGAAATTGAAGGCATTGGATCATTTGACACAATTTTAGACAAACTGGAGGAACTGAAAAGTGAGTAATCCCAAAAAGCAATGGATTGACAAGAAGGGTCGTACCTGGGAATGGGAAGAAACCCCAGAACTTCGGGCATTCATTGCCCAACAGAGTGCCAGAAAAGCAACTGTCACACTGCCCTTGACGAACGCCCAATAATCGGGTATTATACATACATACAGAACACGAGAGAACGATGAAAGTTCCCAACTGGCAGCACCACTCCAAAAAAGAACAGAAGCGTTCTCTCAAGCCTCAAGCATTGAGAGATGCTAGAAAGCGTAGGCAAGCATTAAAAGCGAAACTATTAGTGCGAATATGAACCCCATGGGGGTATAGCTTAATGGTTAGAGCGGCCTGCTTATAACGGGTTAGTCTGGGTTCAACTCCCAGTATCCCTATTCGCTCCTTTAGCAATCTGGCGAATGCACCGAACTCATAATTCGGCTAAGGTGGGTTCGATCCCCTCAAGGAGCACCTTGCCCGTGTAGTCCAACGGCAGAGACAGGGGACTTAAAATCCCTCCAGTGTCGGTTCGAATCCGACCACGGGTATTCCTGTGTAAATAGTAACAGGAAATTTTGAGAGATCAAATGTGATGGCAGTTTTCAGATACACAATCACCAGAAAACATGTCTTTGTCGACAATGAACCTGTATTGATGTATTATATTGAGAACATACCATTTGCTTTTGATATCTTAGAAGAAAACGACAAACATGACAAGTGGATCTTGGCTGAAGCAGCACTCAATCAAGAATATACTATGGAAGATATCTTCCGTTATTCTGACTATCTTATTGCTGAAGAATGCCATCCAGTTTTGTTTGAGTTAGATTTAGTTAATCCTGAAGTTTTACCAGATGAACCAGTTTCTTGAATATTTGGAAGGAACATTTTCCAATAAATACCAAGCACAATGTCATCCAACTCGTTATGCCATGATTACTGTCAGGCATTGCAAAATTGGAGATACACGGTTTTATGGTGAGCAAGCATATAACTATCTACCAGAAAATCCATATCGTCAATTTGTGATTGATGTGGAGATCGAAAAAGGTCAATTCCGTCTCAAAAATTATGAGATTGAAGATCCAAAACGATTTGTTGGTGGAACTAATCTTGAACTTATCACTGATGAAACCTTGACATACCGCCCAGGATGCGATATAATTATGTCACAGACTGGTCCTGAACTCTTCACTGGTGGAACTTCTACTTGTGAGTGTTGGGTAACTTGGAATGGCATTAAGACCTATGTTCAGAACGAGGTAACTCTTACAAAAGATGAATACCATGTTATTGATAAAGGTCTAAATGCAGAAAATCATGATAAAGTATGGGGATCTGATTGGGGTGCGTTCAAATTTGTTAGAGTGCCTGAGTAGCTCAGCTGGATAGAGCAACGGTTTTGTAAACCGTAGGTCGTCGGTTCAAGTCCGACCTTGGGCTTTGGTAGTCTTAGACGCCAACCTTGTCGAGATACTTACTGCCACCGTGGGGAAGCAGTAAGAAAGGCGGCATTGTACACCTTCTATCATTTTTATGATAGTCGTATGGGGAGTCCTCTAATACTCCCCTCTCCTCTGTTAGTCTATTGGTAAGGACGGGTGGACAACACACATGGAAACTAGGTTCGATTCCTAGACAGAGGACCACGGGGAATTAGCTCAGTTGGTAGAGCACCTGCTTTGCAAGCAGGCTGTCAGGAGTTCGAGTCTCCTATTCTCCATGAGTTTATTATAACTCTTATGTCACTCATTTCAAAACCCGACCGAGACCTTGCCATTGAGGCACTAGATTTTTACCTTTTCAATAAACAATATGATCTTAGTGAAGCAAAAAGAATGGAAATCAACGCCCTCCTCAATTGGCTCAAACTGGAAAATTTCAAACATGAAAATTAATCTCTGGTATTGCGTCGAAATGAGGCAATGGCGCTGGTCTCTTACAGATGATCATCGCCCGATTGTCCGTCAAGAAAGCGGACAACGACCACATCTGCGTGATGCTATGAATGATATAGCAAATACTGTAGAATTTCTCATGGATACTAAACAACCATGATTTCATTCCACAATAGCTCAGCGGTAGAGCCATCGACTGTTAATCGATTGGTCCCTGGTTCGAATCCAGGTTGTGGAGTTTATAGAGGTTAGTATGAATATACGAGGAGATTGTACTTGGTCTGAACAATTTGGATACATTTGGTTATGTGTCAAGGAAATCATTAAAATGCAGATCCTAGGAGACAAGTATCGCCCTACCGTATAAATAAAACGAGGATAAATTTATACCCTAGGGTTAGTAATAATCATGCCATTAACACGTCTGGATAACCTTATCAGTTCAAAAACTGGTAAGTATCTTTATGTTTCTCCTGATGATTTTAACGCAACAGATGCGTTAACAAACAGAGGTAATTCCCCAATTACTCCATTCAAGAGCATCCAGCGTGCTTTCCTAGAGATTGCAAGATATTCTTACCTCCCTGGTAAGGATAATGACCGTTTTGACCAGTTCAGCATCATGCTGATGCCTGGTATTCACTACATTGATAACCGTCCTGGTCTTGTAGATACTAATGGTATTGATGTATTTGGATTTGATCAAGCTCTAAATGCTTGGACTGATAATAGTATTCTTGATATTTCCAATCCAAACAACGTCCTCTATAAGTTTAATAATACTGAAGGTGGTGCCATCATTCCTCGTGGTTCATCACTTGTTGGTTATGATCTTCGTAGAACAACGATCAGACCTCTCTACGTTCCTGATCCAGCATCTGTAACTGTTCCTCGTTCTGCGATTTTCAATGTAACTGGTGGTTGCTATTTCTGGCAATTTACCATTAAGGATGGTCAAACAACATCAGAATCTCCACTTTATAATGCTTCCGAAGGAACTGGCGAAGTCTATTACGATCCAACAGACTTTACCAAGAAAACAGCACCAAACTATTCTCACCACAAGCTGACTGTATTTGAGTATGCAGATGCTGAAGAGTTGGGACTATTTTATAGAAAGATTGGCAAGGCATTCTCTGCATACCAACCAACTATTGATGATCCAGGTGAATTTGGTTTTAACATCCAAGAGAACAGAATTGTTGGTCCTCTTTCCGACTCTCGTGTAATTGAGTCACTCAAATTTACTGATGCAACTACAGATCCTAGTATTCCAGCATCTACAACTGAAGTTGAAGTAACAACGAAAGTTGATCACGGATATTTCTCTGGTCAGTTTGTTTCTGTTTCTAATACAAATATTGATGATGTATTGGAAGGATTCTTCCCAATCAAAGAAATTGATGCTAACGATCCTCGCAAATTTACATATGAAGTTCCATATGTTGTAGGAGCAATTGGCACAAATATCGTATCTGGACAAACAATCAGTGTAGATACAACTCCTGCTCTCGGTCAGAACGCACAAACTCTTGCCGAAGTTGATAGCGTTGAATCTGCATCACCATATGTCTTCAACGTCTCAATTCGTTCGACCTGGGGTATTTGCGGTATCTGGGCAAATGGTCTGAAAGCCACTGGTTTTAGATCGATGGTTATCGCTCAATACACTGGTGTTTCTCTACAGAAAGACGATAGAGCATTCATCCGTTACGATGAGTATTCAAACACTTGGAACCAAGCATCTCTAACTGATGCATTTGCTACTGTTCCTTATCACGCAAAGGGTGATAGCTACTGGAAGGATGAATGGAGAAACTTCCACGTTCGTGCTTCAGAAGATGCATTCATTCAGAACGTTTCGATCTTCGCTGTTGGTTTTGCTGATCACTTCCTGATGGAAAGTGGTGGTGACATGTCGATCACCAACTCTAACTCCAACTTTGGTAACACCTCTCTACATGCCATTGGTTTTAAAGGATTTGCTTTCAACCAAGACAAAGGTGGATACATCACTGATATTATTCCTCCAAAAGTTTCGGTAGAAAATACTGAGAATACCAAGAAAGTTGCTTACTATACTATTGATATTCAAGGAACAGTTCAGAATTCAAGTAATTATACTAAACTATTCTTAGGTAGTGATGATATTATCACTCCTATCGATCGTCCTGCTGCTACAATTGATGGATTTAGAATTGGTGCTAAATCTAACGATAAATTATATGTCAAACTAGATCCAGTTCAATCTGGTGGTGAAGATGAGTTCTTTGCAGAACTAGAACCAACTGGATTCTTAAAGTATATTGCAAAAGGATCAATTCTAAATCCTTCTGGTATTTCAATCAATGGCATCTATGCTGACGCTGCTAATCTGATTGAAAGCAACCGCACAATGATCCAGGAAGAAGTTTTTGGATACATTCTTGAGAAGTATCCTGCTCTTCAAAACATTCCTTATGTCAATCCAGGTCTCAATCCTGCTGCTGGTCGTTACTTTGATGCTCGCAACTTAATCCTCGCAAACCGCCAGGAGATCGTTGATACAGCATTTCAGCAGATGGTTGATACTTATGGTATCGGCAACATCCAGGGCGTCGCTAACGGCAAGTGTAAGCGTGACATCGGATACATTGTTGATGCTATCTCAGAAGACCTTAGAGACGGTGGTAACCTCAATACGATTGAAGCTACCAAGTTCTACTTCAATGGCGATGGAACCCCTCTGGCGAATGGTCTTGTAGGCGAAGAAACCTACGCTGTATTTGCTTTCAACAGAGCAAGAGATCTTTGCAAAAAGGCAGTTGCTAACCTACTCACTGTCAAGGCAACAATTTATGATCCAGACCCAACAAGCATTCTAACACCTTATGGAGTTGTTGCTGGCAGCACTGGTTCTGCTGCTCTTGGATTGAATAGCTCTGGTGTAACAGTTGATGCATCTAACAAGGAAGATCCTGCTGGTCGTTATAAGGATGCTCGCAATCGTATTGTTGCTAATAGAGATTTCATCCTCGATGCTGCACTTGCTGAAATTGGTGTTTATCATCCAGATTTCTACATTCCTGGTGATACTCAGAGCAACGCACAATCTCGTTTTGCTGACGCATATCGTCTAATTCGTCGCAACAGTAAGGAAATTACCGACAGAGCACTTGCGAAGATTGCTGTTGATTATCCAGACTTTTACTTCCCTGGTGATGCACAGACAACTACGGATTCGAGATTCTATGATTCCTATAGATTGATTCAGCAGAACAAGACTGAGATTGTCAATACTGCTTGGACCAACATGGTCACTCTATATCCTGGTGTTGCTTCTACTGAAACAAAGTGTAAGAGAGACATAGGATATTTTGTAGATGCAGTTTCGCTCGACCTCTTCATTCGTGGCAATGAGTATTCATACAGATTTGCTGCTGAATACTTCACCAACGCTACAACTCCAATCAGTGGTGGTTTAGTTGGTGAAGAAGTTCAAAGTATCTA